TGGGCGGGGGTCATTTGAGGCATCTTGTCTCTCGTTATATGGATGGGTCAGTTGGCGATGAGGATCACTTCCACGCGGTCGCCGGCGGCGGCCGCGACGGCCTCCGGCGCCAGGCGGCCCAGGGTGACGCCGGTGCTCTGAGGCACCGCGCGGCCCTGCGCGTCAACTTCCACGGCCGTGCCGGCCGGGATGGCCGCACCGGCTTCGACAACGGCGGTGCCAATGACATCCACCGGCACCAGATCACCCTCAGCGCCGTCGGTGCGCGCCACGCCCAGGGCGTTGCCGCCCGCGGTGGGCAGGCCACCCGTGGGCGAGACGAAGCGCTGCGCGGTGAGCGTGGCGGATGCGCGCACGCTCAGGGTCAACAGGGATACGGACTGACTCATGCCTTACCTCCCACGGCCGCCAGGGCCGTATCGAAATCGACGTTGTGCTCGGCTGCATAGGCCTTGGCGCGGGCGTACAGATCGGCGCTCGCAGGATCCACGCTGTAGCCCGCCGGGGCGGCGAAGGCGGCCGAGGCCGGGGGTTCGCCCTGCGGGGTGCGCTCCTGGTAGTCGATGCGCGGCGGCAGCGACTGCAGGAACTGCCGCCAGCCCGCGCCGGTGGCCACCGTCACCTCGGCGCCGTTCTCGGCAAAGGCGCAGCTGGCCTCCTCGGGAATGCTGGCCAGCAGGGCGGCCACCAGCGTCTGCAGCGCTGGCGCAATGCGTCCCTCTCTGACCAATTGTTCGGCGAAGGCGGCGCACTCGGCGCGGCGTGCCGCCTGTTGCTGTTCGGCCAGGCGTTGGCGCTCGGCCTCGAGTTCGGCGCGTTCGCGTTCCAACTGCGCCTGCCGCTCGGCAAACGCAGCCTCCGGGGTCTGGGTCTTCTTCATGGGCTCCTCCTCGGAAGGCGGGTGGGACAGGGGTTGGGCGAACCCGGCGGACGCGGGTTCCTCGTCGGGGTCGGCGGCCTGGTCCAGCGCGCCGATCAGGTGCTCGGGCACCAGCTCGTCGGCGGTCTCGCGGCCCTGGTGGACCAGCAGCCATTCACGCACGCGGCGGGCAATGTCCCGCAGCACGCCGAAGCCCCAGGCCGGCGCGGCATCGGCAAAGGCGGCGTCGGGTAACGCGGGGCCGTCGGCGAAGGTCACCGTGCCTTGGCCCTCGCTGAACCCGGCCATCGGCAACCCCTTGTTGGCGGGCGCGGCCGCGCCCAGCAGGCCCACGTGGCGCAGGTAGTAGCGCCCCGGGGTGGGGTTGCCCGGCTCGTCGGGCAGGAAGAAGCGGGGCGATACCTTGGCGTAGCGCCCGGCGCGCGCCTCCTCGGCAAAGACCGGATCGATGCGCCCGGCCTCGGCCCACAGGTACTCGCCATCCCACTCCAGGCGCTCGACCCAGCCCTGGGCGGGGTCGTCGGTGGCGGGATGCCCCTTGACCAGGGGGGCGGCGAAGGCGCTGGGCGAGTAGCCCTCGGCGATGGCGGCCAGGTCTTCGGCGGTGAAGGTGAAGGTATCGCCCGAGAGCGAGGTGAAGGTGCCGGGCGACCAGATGGCCAGCCGGCGGGTCTGCGAGTTGGCGTGTTGCGATTTCATGCCGCCGATGATCGGCGGCCGGGGGCGGGAGGGTAACGCTGACCGGGGTCAGCGGCAGCCGAATCGAGCCGCTATTTCACTGTGACACGGGCGCGCGGGGCTTGCAAACCGCGCCGCGCCATGCCAGCCTTTGCGGACCGGGGCTCTCAACCCCTCACACAGCGGATACCGCACCCGACAGTTTGCGGCTTTTTTGTGCCTGTACGCCGGCTTGGACCGTGGCCACGCGCGCGGAGGTTGCCGGGGAAAGGGCCGCCCCTCTATGGCCGGGTGTCTGCGTGAATACAAGACCCGCAAGGGGAATAGCGCAGGCGCTTCTGTGTGAGCGTTGAGAGCACCCGGCCGCCCATCTCAATCTCAAATCACACAGGAGGTCATCATGACCGAAGCTCTTTCGCAATCCACGCTCAATGCGCTCGACCGGCTGGAAGAGGTCGCCACCTGCTGGCAGGCGGTGAGCGATCTGCAGGCCCCGCAACGCGACCGCCTGGCGGTGCTGCTGGCCTTTCTGCAGCGGGAGTACCAGGTCGCGCAGGCAGGCTTTCGGCAATCGCTTCGCTCTCCGGCTCCGAGAGCTGGCTCCACCCCCGGCACTTTGATCGACCGAGCCCACGCCGGGCATTCAGGCCAGTGAGAGGAGGAACCTGATGATGAGTGAAGCGAAAGAACACACCAGTACCCCGGATGAGGACCTCAAGAAAGCCATTCTTGACGTGCTGGGCAGAAAGAACCTGTCGCAAGCTCAAATGGCGGCACAAATCGGCTTCTCGCCCGCCACCCTGTGCCTGTGGCTCAAAGGCCAGTACCGTGGCAGAAACGATCGCGTCGACATGCAGGTGCGCCGTTGGCTGGAGAAAATCAACGGCGAATCCGCGCCCGACTGGGTGGTCCACCTGGACGATCATGAATTCCGCGTTTTACGTATTGATGATCGCCCATGGATCGCGGTGGCCGATATCTGCATTGCGCTGAAGGTCGGTCTGAAAAACCAGGAGCGGCGCCTCAAGCGGCACGCAGAGCAGAAAGGCCTGGAGATCGCGCAAACCGGGGGCGTGAACGGCCCACTGATCCCAATCGAAGAGATTCAATGGTTTTTGCGCACCATGCGGCCGGGGTGGGCGGCTCGGCCACATTTGGAGAAGTTGCGCCGCCAGCTGTTCTGGACAGTCATGGAGCGGGTCACGCACGCAAACGGAGCAAAGCCGTTCCTTGAAGCACGAATGCCGATGAAAAGCATCCCCTGCCGACCAGGACCCTATGGACGCCGACTATCAACGGACGAGATCGAGCAGGTGCTATCGACGGCGGCAGCCCACCCGGAATGGTCGCATCAGCAGATAGCCGAGCATGTCGGCGTCAGCAGAACCTCTGTATGGAGGATGCTCAATAGGCGTCAGAGCCATTCTTAAATGGATAGAACAGCCGAACAGCGCCAACCCAATACCAACCCATAGGTGGCGCGCTTTCGCGGCTCATACAGCCTCTGCCGCGCCCGCCCTCCGGAACACCTCCGGGGGGCTTTTTTCCGCCTCCGTGAAAATGGCCACGGCTCAGCCCCCGGCCGCCTCGCGCAGGGCGTCGGCCAGGATGTCGAGGATCTCGCGCCGGTCGTCGTCGCTCAGGCCGAGGAAGGGCCGGGCGGGGATGTCGCCCCAGGGGATGGGGGCGCCCCGGCGGGTCTTGCCGAACTGGCCCTTTCTGGCGCCGGACTGCTGCACGGCGGCGTATTCCGGGGCCGATCCCACTTCCACGAAGTCGCGACCGGCGCGGGGGTATATCTCATTCGAGAGGCGCCCGCTCTCGCCGATCAACGGCCGGTTGCCCTTCTTGCGGGCCAGGGTGACGGGGCTGTTGGGCGCCCAGGGCGTGCCGTCCGGGGCCTCGCCCCGGGCGAAACGGTCCTTGGTGGATTGCACCAGGTATTCGCCGATCTGTTGCATGACGGGGGTGAGGTCGCCGATCTGTTGCTGGAGGCGGCGCAGGGCGGCCTGGATCTCGCGGTCGTCGATTTCGATGGTGATCATGGCTATACTCAAATCGAGCTTGGCCCGGTGCATCGGATCGTCGTGCTCATACCACGAACCGCTTCGGGCGTTGTGATCCGGGGACGGGCTAGGCTATTTCCCCACAACTCCAATATAGAAAGTCTCCAGCGCCAGCATCTTGCGCTTTTTCCGGATTTCGAACACCACGGTGTAACGCATGCCGTCACGTTCGACGACCTTTCTGACCAGCACGTTCCGGGTCTTTTTTGCGCGGCCGGCAAAATGCCAGGTGCCGGCGTCATTCAGCAGGAGCGGCAACAACGCATAGTCGCCGACCGTGATGGCCCGCTGTCCGCGTGTCCGTTCGGTGCGGTCGTTGCCGTGTTTTTCCCGGATATGCCGGACAGCGAACGGGTCCAGCGCAAAATCGAACCCGTCCACGGCCCGTTTCGCCTGTTCTTCGATTTGCCGGATATCCTCCCTGGTCAATAACCCCAGCGTCCGGTAGGGCGGCAGCCCGCCCAGGTCGCGTCCTTCCAATACCCGCTGCGCGTAGCGCCGGATGTCGTCGGCCACCGATGGCAGGTTCCGGTAGGCGATGGCCAGGGCATCGCGCGCGCCATCGGGCACCGATTGCATGTAGGCCTTGGCCAGCTCGTAGGGCCAGTGGCGGGTCTTCTCGGCCATGGTGGCCACCGTATCGCTGACCGTATCCCCCGGCCTGTAGCCCCACCCCTTGCCGATGCCCGGCGGCTCGCCGGTCTTGGCGTCGATGGCGTTCCAGTCTTCGGGCAGGGTCTTGCCGGGGTCGCCTCCCAGGCGGCGGGCGCCGCGCTCCGAGCGGGCGCCCACCACGTAGCAGCGGCAGCCCCAGCCGTTGGGGGGGTAGTGGGTCTGCCAGAAGGGGTGATCCGGCGGCAGGGTCAGGCCGTTCCATGCCTGGTGTTGCGGGCGGGGGCGCTCGACGCTGTCGTTGTGGCGGTAGACCCAATAGCGGAAGCCGCCCTCGCGCAACTGGGCCAGCCGGCCGGCGGCATAGCTGGTGGCGGTGTTGGTGGTGTAGATGACACGGGTGCGCCAGGCGCGCCCGGCCTTGGAGCCCTCGCCGGTCCAGCCGTGCCAGCCGTGGCGCTCGACGATGCCGCGGAAGTCCCGGCGGAAGGCCTCCAGGCTCTTGCCCTCGGCGATGGATCGCTCGACAGCCGTGGCCAGATCGGCCAACAGATCGGCCTTGGTGGCGCCCGCCACCATGAAGGCGGTGTCGTGGGCGCTTTTCTGGAGATCGTCCCAGCGGGTGGTGGGCACGAGCCGGCCCAGCTTCTGGCGGAAGAAGGCGAGCTGTTCCGGGAAAGGCTGTTTGAAGACGCCGGAAAGGCGGCTGGAAGGGAGTTTATCCGCCATTGGCCTGCTCGACATCGAAGCGGCCGGCGGCCTGGGCCACGGCCAGGGCCTGCCCCATCACCCGGGCCAGGCCGTCAGCGGGGAGCTGATCGTAGGCGGCTTCCAGCATGGCCCGAAACTCCTCGAGGCTGGAGGCGGCGTTCAGCATGGCTTCGATCCGCTCCAGCCAGGCGCGGATTTCAGGCGCGGCCTCTTGCGCCAGGTGGTCGGCGATGGCCTGGGCGGGGTGCGGATGCGCCCCGCTCTCGGCAAAGGCCGCGCCCCCTCCCCGGCCCTCCCCCGCAAGCGGGGGAGGGGGATCTTGAAGCTGGCCATCTCCTGCGGGCGCGCCCGCCTCGGCCGGGCGAGCCTCCTCCCAGCCATCGCCGTAGGTCTCGCGGATGTAATCCAGCCGGGGGCGGAAGCCCATGCCCTGGATGATCTGGTCGCGCTCGGCCTGGGCCTTGAGGTCGGGTTCGTCCTCGATGCGGCGCCAGATGCGCGGCGGCTGGGCGCCGGGAAAATTCCATTCGGTGAGCCAGCGCACCCAGGTGGCGTTGGCGCTGTGGCAGACGAGATCCGCATCGGCCTTGACCAGGTCTTGCCGCACGTCCATGTGCACCTCGGCCTGGCTGCGCGAGCTGCCGTTGTCGGTGGTCATGGTCTGCCCCAGCACCACCTTGGCGATGGCGGCGTTCATGCGGTCGTGCAGGGCGGTGTAGTCGGCGGTGCCCGAGCGCGCCGCCTCGAGCAGTTCCAGTTCCATGCCCTCGGGGAGGATGATGCCGGCGTCGGTCTGGATGGCCTGCACCGCCTGGAGCAGCCGGTTGCGCTCTTCGTCGGTGGCCCCATGGGGGAAGCGGCCCACGCCGGTGGGCATGCCGAACTTCTCCAGGAAGATCAGCCAGAACTTGAGCCCAGAGCGCTTGAACAGCACCGGCCAGTAGAGCCAGTGCGCCAGCCCCAGGCCGTGGGGCTCGTCGTCGTGGCTGGCCCCGCAGGCGAAATGCCAGAACTTGCGTTCGGGCAGTTCCTCGCCCAGGGGGTGGGCGGTGGTCTTGAGCACCAGGCGGCCGTCGGGGCGAAAGCCGAAGCGGCGGCGGTCGCGCACACGGAGCGCATCGAGCACCACCTGCTGGCCGTCGCGCGCCCACAGGCATTCGGCCACGGCGTAGCCGTAGAAGACGCCGTAGAGCATCCGCTCGGTCACCGCGTCCCAGGCGATGTGTTCGAGTTGGCTGCGCAGGAACTCGGCGGCCTTCTTGTCCTGGCGCTTGTCGCCGCCGGGGATCACCTCCCATTCCTTGGAGACCACGGCCAGACGCCGTTGCTGGAAGGTGGCGGCGACCTGGTCGTCGCGCAGCACTTCATCATAGATGCGGTAGTCGCCCGCGCCGCGGGCGGCCAGCACGCTGTCGGTGGGCGGCAGCAGCGGCAGGCCGTCCACGTAGCCTCGGGTGATGTCGCGGCCGTCCCGGGTGGTGGCCACCTCGCCCAGCTCGGGACGGGTGCGCCGGGCCTCGGCGAAGGCCGCCTCGGGGATCACCAGGCCGGAGGGGAGTTGCACGAAGTCAGCCATGGGTCAGCCCCTCGATGAGTTCCTTGCAGCGCGCTTTCACCCG